CTTTATTAGAGTAAAAACGTTATATTTGTGAACGGCTTCATCTCACATTATAAAGCCTTAAGGTATTATTGACCCTTGTAATGAAGTAGAAGTGAGATGCTACGGAGTTGCGAGGGTTTTTTTATTACTAAATTTACAAAATGAGTGGATGGATTAAATTACACAGACAGATTTTAGAATGGGAATGGTATTCCGACAATAATACCTTTCGTCTTTTTATGCATTTAATATTAAAAGCAAACCATAAAGACAGACGTTTTAAGGGAATTGAATTAAAAGCTGGTAGCGTTGTAACAAGTCGCGACATTCTAGCAATTGAAACGGGTTTAAGCGTTCAACAAATTAGAACCAGTTTAGACAAACTGAAACTAACCAGCGAAATAACCAGCGAAACTAGTTCGAAAGGCACTATAATTCAGTTAGTTAACTATCAAAAATACCAGATAGCAACCAGCGAAGCAACCGCAGAACAACCAAAGAATAACCAGCAAGTAACCACTAACAAGAATGTAAAGAAAGAAAAGAATGAAAAAGAAGTTATTCTAGATTCTTGGATTGATTACAGAAAGTCAATACGAAAGTCATTAAGTCAAGCTACCATAAACACTATTTTAAAGAAAATGGAAAACTACACAAATGAACAATGTACATACGTAATAAATAATTCTATTGAAAATGGGTGGCAAGGTTTGTTTTGGGACAAAGTACAAACAATACAGCAAGTAAAAGAAACTAATAAATGGAAACCAGCATGGAGTTAAACGGATTTAAAATAACAGAAGCGGGAGACGTAATAACAGACCTATTTAAACACCGCGACAATTATAACCAAAAAGGAAAATATTTAGGTTTTAAGTCGCTACACGAATATTATTCTATGTCTTTAGGTAATTGCACAGACTGGACTGGTTTTCCAATGAGCGGTAAGACGCAAGTATTAATGGAATGTTTAATGAACACGTCTAAGTTTTACGGGTGGAAACATCTAGTATATTTTCCAGACGTAGGAAATAATGTAGAAATCATTGCGGATCTAATCCATAAAAAGACGGGAAAGAGTTTTAATCCAGAAGACCGAAACGTAATTAAAGACAGCGAAATTACACAAGCTATAGACTGGGTTATTCAACACTTTAAAGTTTTGACACGTGCAGACATTAAAGCGAAGTTAACACCTATTCAATTTTGGGACATGGCAGTAGAAATACAAAAAAAAGACGAATTACATACGGCTTCTATTGACAGCTGGAAAGATTTAAACCACCCTTATAATGAGTTTGGCGGTTATGCGCAATACTTGGAATACGTTTTACCATATCGAAACCAGATAGCAGAAGACAACGGCTTACATTTACATACAATCATTCACCCAAAACTAACGGAAAAGGAAAACGGAAAACGAAACCCGCCTAGTCCGTACGACTTGAAAGGTGGTTCGGAATGGTTTAATAGTGGTAAATGCATGATAACTGTACACCGAGAAGACCCAATGCATAACCTAGCAGAAATTCATTTCAATAAGATTAAACCACGTTCAAACGGGAATATAGGTAAACTTGAAATATGGTTCGACAAAGAAAGACTTAGCTACTTTGAACAAATTAATACAGCGCCAAACGTTTACGAAAAGATTTTTAGCGCGCCACTAGAGAAAGACGAACCTAAAATAATTACTAATATTGGACGCAAGTTAAACGCTATAAAACAAAATAACGAATGGACATAGGACTAAAACTATTACTGGCTAAGGGTAAAATTCTTGCAATGAAATGGAGAATAAAGCTAACCCGCGAAGAACTAGAGGAAAAACGACCAAACGCGAAAGCATTTATAGAAGGCGCTAACGACGTAGAAGAAGACCTAGACGAAGTTTACAACGTAATAGACGACCTAGAACTAGAGCTAAGGCTACAAGGTCGCGAAATTAACCGCTGTCTAGAAATAAACGGAGAATTAAAGAAAAGAATAGAAGAACTAGAACACGAACTTAAATTTAAAAACATAGACTTATGACAAAAGAACACAAATTAGTAACCCTTTCGGCTGTACTACCAGTTTTAGCCGACTTTATAGACGATTTAAACGACCAGTTCGTATTTAAACAAGACTTGAAACGAAAAGCTAACATACTAGCCGACGAAATAAGACGCGTTGACAACCGAGTTTTACAAGTACACGGCGAAAACCGCGAAGAAATCTTTAAACAGCAGATTGAACTACAGCTAGAGTTTAGAAAATGGATAACAGAAACAATAAATTTAGACTAATGAAAGTAGGTAGCGACTTTAGCGGCGTTGGTGCATTCGACCAAGCTTTAAAAAGATTAGGTGTAAATTACGAAACAATCTTTGCTTGTGACATGGACAAGCACGCAAGACAAACATACGTCCATAACTACGGACAGCCTAAATATTACCCAGAAAACGTTTATAATAGAGAAATCCCAGCGGATCCGCTAGATATTTATATGACTAGCCCACCTTGTCAAGCGTTTAGTTTAGCTGGTAAGCGTTTAGGTAAAGACGATTTAAGGGGAATTTTATTTTTTAACTCGCATGAATTTATAATAAAGAACAAACCTAGATTTTTTATCTTTGAAAATGTCAAAGGCTTGCTTTCAGATGAAGGCGGTAAAACATTTAGTGAATGGGTCAATATGTTAGGCGGTAAAAGTGTTAATGGTTTACCAGTTTTATTTCCATACGAAACAGCTGCGCCATATCATTTATATTGGAAAGTTCTAAACGCTAAAAATCACGGCGTTCCACAAAACCGCGAACGTGTTTTCTTAATTGGTATTCGTGACGACAAAGACAATAGCTTTCAATTTCCAAAAGACGAACACCTAAGTAAACGACTAAAAGACGTACTAGAAGAAAACGTAGACGAAAAGTATTTTTTAAGTGAAAAAGTAATTTCAGATATTTTTATAGACTCATTTAAAATTAAAAGCGCAACTGCTAGAGGTTACGAAGAAGCAAAAGAAGGGGATTCTATAAATTGTAGCGTACCAAATTCAGAAACAAGACGCGGACGCGTAGGCAAAGGCGTAGCGCAAACTTTAGACACAAGTTGCAATCAAGCTGTAATTTATAATGATAAAAGATTAACTGAAACAGTAAATAAAAATAATTTTACACAAGGAATACCATCAGCTATTGATTCCTATAATCAATCTGTTTCAGAAACAATTGCACCAACAGTTAAATTGCCGCATAACGATAGATTTATGTTTGATGGATACAAAATCCGACGCCTAACTCCGCGCGAATGTTATAGACTTATGGACTTTCCAGATACATTTACATGGAATGTAAGCGACTCGCAAGCTTATAAACAAGCTGGTAACAGCATAGTAGTTAATGTTCTTTATAAAATACTGAAAAATTTACCTTTATGAGATGTAAAAACTGCAAAGACAAGTTCGAACCTATACGCTTTAATCACAAATTTTGTTTAAAAGACGAATGCATTAAAGCCTTTGTCGAAGAAGTCAAGGTAAAACAATGGAAAACAACAAAAAAACGAATGAAAGAAGACCTAAAAACATTACAAGACTGGTTAAAAGAAACGAAAACCATTTTCAACAAGTACATAAGACTTCGCGACATGGGTCTAGTCTGCATTTCGTGCCAGCAACCGCCTAAGAAAAAAAATGCTGGACACTATTTTAGTAGTGGTGGACATTCAAACGTACGCTTTGACGAAGACAACGTGCATTTACAATGCGAACATTGTAACACGTTCCTAAGTGGTAACTTACTTAACTACCAGATAGGAATCGAAAAGAGAATAGGCGCGCAAAAGCTAATAGAATTACAAGCGCGGGCGCATCTTACGAAAAAATGGACTATCGAAGAACTAAAAGACCTAATAAAAGAATATAAAACAAAAGTAAGAGCGTTACAATGAAAAAAATATACATAACCCTAAAACAGATAGCAGAAGCGGAAAAGCTATACAACTTCAAAGCCTTAAATAATTCAATCACAAACGGCGAAAGCCAGATGCAAGGCGCACTAGGCGAAGTAATAGCTATAGAGTTCTTACGATCACTAGGAAAAGACGTTAAATACGTAGGATGTTACGATTACGACCTAGAAATAAACGAAAAAAAAATAGATGTTAAGACTATACGTACGGACAAAGAACCTACAGACGACTTTAACGCTAACATAAGCGCTTTTAACACTAGACAGAAGACAGACTTTTATTTATGGTGTAGCGTGTCCGTAGACATGACATACGGCTATGTAATTGGCTACCTAGAAAAAGACGAATTTTATAAAATAGCTGAACTAAAAAGAAAAGGCGAAATAGACTGGGGAAAATGGACGTTTAAAAGTGATACGTACACCACGAAAATAAAAAATCTGAAAAAATTTACTTAAAAAGTTTGTTTATATTCAAATATGAACTATCTTTACACAAATTAAAAACCTTTTTTTATGAAAAATCTATTTAAAGCGCTGGCTTCATTCCAGCAAGAAGTCCCAGTAATTCACAAAGGGACGCAAGGTTACGGCTATAGTTACGCAGACTTGCCAAAAATCTTTGAAGTAATTAACCCGCTACTAAAAAAACACGGGCTAGGATTTACGCAGTTACTTAATTCAAAAGATAGTGAAAACTACATTGTAACGTGTCTTTTTCACGCAGAAAGTGGCGAATCAATCGAAAGCACTACTTTAATTCCTAGAGTAGAATTAAAAGGAATGAATGACTTTCAGTCGTTTGGTTCGGGGTGTACGTATTTCCGTCGCTATGCGCTTAGTTCTATTTTGGGTATCGTTTCAGACAAAGACACGGACGCAAGTGGCGAACAAGTAAAGAAATTACCTACTATAGACGCTAAACGCTTTCAAAAAGCCGTAGAAGCTATTCAAGGCGGGCAATATTCACGCGAAGAACTAGAAAGTAAATTTAGTTTAAGCGAAGGTCAAACCGATTTACTGAACGCGTTATGAATGCTTTTAAAATTAGATGTTCGGCAATAGGCAAAATAATGACAAACCCCCGCACTAAGGGGGAATTGTTAAGCCAAACCGCTAAAACATACATAGAAGAACAAGTAATATCGGACAAGTACGGAATTAAAAAGCAATTTTACAGCCGTTACACGGACAAAGGTATACTTGTAGAAGACGACGCTATACAACTAGTCTCGGACGTTCTAGATTTAGGGTTTATTTGGAAAAACGAAGAACACTTTACTAACGACTGGATGACTGGAACGCCCGACGTAAACACGGACAGCGTTTTATTAGATGTAAAATCTAGCTGGGACGCTACGACATTTCCTTTTTTCGCTACTGAAATTCCTACAAAGGACTATTACTACCAACTTCAAGGATATTTAGAACTTACGGGTAAAACTAAGTCTTTACTTTGCTATTGTCTAGTAAACACACCCGCAGAAATGGTAGAAGACGAAGTAAGGCGCGCGCATTGGAACGCTAACCTACTAGAAGAAAGTATAGACCTACGCGACGAAGTACAAAAACGCCATAACTTTGATCACATACCAGATAACCGACGCGTTAAAGTCTTCGAAGTAGAAAAAGACGAACAAGTAATAGAAGCAATAAAAGAACGCGTAGAGTTATGCCGTGAATATTACAACACCTTAATTAATTTCCTATGACACCTAGAGAAAAAGCACAAGATTTAGTGTATATATATAGTAAATTTCAAAGTGGTTACGGTTATAAATATAAAGCAACACAATGTGCATTAATTGCTGTAGATGAACTATTAAAACATGAAGAATATATGATAGAAAAATTTAAATATCAATGTTCAATAAATGGGATTCGTATTATAACATCTGCAACATATTGGGAACAAGTTAAACACGAACTAAAAAAGTTATGAAACAACAAATAGAAGATAAAATAGTATTACGTGTTTTAAGCCGTTTTGCCGAACGTTCGCAAGTAGGAATAAACAAGTATAACACAACGTTAGAAAGAACCGATTTAAACACATTAGAATGGCTTACACACGCACAAGAAGAAGCAATGGACTTTGTGCTGTACTTGGAACGGCTAAAAGACGAATTTAAAAACAAATAGATATGAAAGAAAAGAACCTAGCAATTATTTTAACGCTTTCGATAGTAGGATTAGCGTTATATGGATTTTTTAACCTTGTCGCGTGGTTATGGCGTGGCGTATTTTAGTAACAATTAAATAAATATACAATGGAAAAACAAACATTTGAACAAGCGGTAAAGCCATTAATGAAATGGTTAAGTGAAAACAAAAATCCACACACTACAGCAATCGTTACAAGTAATGTAGCTGAATTAGTAGAAGGAGTTGAAGTAGTAAACACAGATGAATTTTTAATAGATTAAATTTAAACAAATGGAAAACAAGTTAAACACGGGTGCAATCTTTAAAAACACGAACAAGAAAGCGGATAACCACCCAGACTACAAAGGAAAAGTAAACGTAAACGGCAAAGAAATGGAAGTAGCGTTATGGGTTAAACAAGGTAAAGCTGGATCGTTCTTCTCGGCTTCATTTAGCGAACCATACGTAGCGCCAGCGCAAAGCGAACCAGTAAGCAAAGTAGAAAACGACGATTTCCCTTTTTAAGTAT